GAGTATGCTATCGATGCGAGACTCCAGCTATCAGAATGACTATCTCTCATAGAGCAAGGCAGATCATTAAAAGCTACAGCTTGTGAAAGTATCCCTGTAGAGATAAGAACTACAGAAGAGTTATTTTATTGTGGTAAAGAGTAATATAGGCACTTTTTATAGACAACGCCTCTAAGTTTGTCGTTTATTCTTAATTATGAACTACTTACAAACAGTATTATTGAGTGTCGTTCTTGCGACTGGTATTATTGTAGCTTTGAACACAGACTCTTTTGCTAATGAAGAAGTTAGTAGTACAGCACAACAGTATCTAATGAACTTATCTATGAGTCAAGAAGATGCTTATGTGCTTATTGAAGAATGTAGAAAAACAAATCAGCCAAACAAGTGCGTCAAGTTTGCTTGAGCTATTTGGGGACAGGAGTGAGGGTATGATACAAGACATCCATTTTGAATGATAAGACAACCTAGTCGATATAAAGGAATAAAAGAAAAGACCACCGCAGAATATGCAGAACTACGAGTATGAAGTTTTGAAAGATATTGGATCAGGAACAACACACCGCAAGACTACCTTACAAGAAGCAAATATTGTACTAGCTGATGTGAACACTGGGTATCCAACGTTACTAGATTTATTTCGTGATACGATACAGGTATAATCCCACAAGAGTGAGCAAAACCTGTATGAACAACGCAGATAATAAACACCTACGAGATAGCAAGACAAGCCAGTATTAAGAGACAGAACGCAGAGAAAGCTCTTAGTAATTCTATTTCAGAAGAACATAAAGCGTGGGGAGAGTGTATCAGTTCAAAGCAGTGTAAGTAATTTATATCTATATTCTAATGATCCAAGCTAAATACATATTTACTATCTCGATGGATGATGATGGTAAAAGAACAATAAAATGCGAAATGCCACCGCACAACTTGGAAACAGAAAGATGATTGCGATCATTGAAATTAGAAATGGATAACGTATACTCTTATTGTTTAGATATGTATAATGATTGTAACAGAATGCTTTTAGAACTTCAAGGACAATGAAGTGTCAAAACTGTTGAACAACTAAGTGACTCAAATTCTCAACCAATCCAGTAGGTTGGTTTTGTGAGTTATGTCTGATGAAGGTTCTTTTATGATTACAATAATATGCAACTAGAGATACCATTTCATCCTCTAAACAGAAACGAGAAACTAGCACAGTCTAGTCCTGAGACAGTGTCAGAACAACTACTAGAAGAACTACAAGATGTAAAAGAACGAATAGAAGCACAACAAGAAGACGGTCGGCTTGTTACTGTAGTACATCTTAGCGGTGATCTTACACACTCAGCTCACGTGCAATATATGAATACTATACACGCAAAATTAAGAAAAGAGCTAAATAGACCATTTAAGCTAGTAGTATGAGTTGAAGCAGATCAGAGAACGCAAGTAAGGAAGAATAAAACCAATGTCTACAACCAAGAAGAGAGAAAATTTATATTCCAAAACTTAAAGCCAGTAGATCTTGCCTATATCCAGTTTGAACACTTAGACGAACAGACAAACGACAAAAGACCAGCAGGTATCATACAGTTCTTGCAACCCGATGTAATGATAAGCCATCAAGAGCATATACCGCTTGAAGAAGTAGAACAAGTGCAAGAAAGAATGAAAGCACAATGAGGTGATTTGGTAGTGATATGATATTGAGACGAAGAGAAGCTATGAATAGAAAGTATGAGAGAAAAGCGACAAAGAAGCACAACTAATACGATCAAGCAGATTTTGCAGTTATACAAAGATCATCCTAAGTATCAGTAGTTTTATTCTTTTTAACAATATGTTCTACAGAAACTACACACCAATCTATCCACACTCACCAGTAGAAAAACTAGATGAGGTAAGAAAAAAAGTAGCAGAGAGCTACAATAAGGTTTACATAGAGCTAAATCCACAACCATATAACTGTAAGTGAACCAGCCAAAACATAGATGTAGAACACCTTACTATGTGGTATTCAGACGAAACAGAAAAGGCTCGAGTAGCACACACCGACAAGCAACACAGAGATATGTGATACACTATAATTGAAGTGTCTACAGAGGAGAGATCAATACTATTCCCGCACAAGCATTATTTACGTCTTAAATAACGATGGAAGAAAAAAAGACTCCTGAAGAAGAGCTTGCAATACTCAAGAAGCTGATGTTGCTGATAGAAAAATGAAAAATAAAAACAGTCAAAAGACTGCTTAAAGTATTAAAATCATAACCAGTTCTTTTTCTTCTTTTCCTCTTTTTTCTTAGCGTGATACTCTCAGTAATGCACTACAGGGTCTAATGTAGTGTCGTGGTATAATGGTGTTGTTATTACAAGGTTCTCTTTCTCATTTTTCCCACCTATTCTACGAGGCGTTTTGTGGTGGATATGATACTTGTGGTCTGTAATGTCGTTCCCTGTTCTTTGGGTTTCGGGACACCAAGCAGCCCTCCCATTCTTCATCTCTTGTATTGATCAGGGTTCGAACTCTTTTTCGTCAATTTCCCCTTGTTCTACTAATTCTCCGATTTGCTTCCGTATAGACTTTCTTACCTTCTCCCACTCTTGTCATTTTTGCACTTCTACTGTTTCAGGCAATTGAGCAAGTTGTTTTTCAGTTCAACGGAAGAAACTCATAGCTATTTGAAAAATAAAGAGATAATGGCTTGTTTTAGTAGACTTTTTTTCACCACAAAAAGTTGTTGCTTCAAAATGAATACTAACTCATTTAAGAATAAAAAAAACTACGCTTATGGCGTAGCTCAAGTAGGTGGGAGATCACAGTTGTATACAATAGGTGGTGGGCAGACACACACACTAGGTGCTTGTGCATCAGGTGCTAAAAGAACGAGTCAAAAAGCTCAAAGAACAAATAGTACAAATAGTGTAGGAAAGTGTCGCAACTCTCTTGAGAATTGGTGCCGTTGTCTAAACAAGTTACCTATTCCTTTGCGGAGTGTTCTTCATTCCATTTCAATGGCTTCTTGTTTGGTAGCTTTCATATGTAAATGAAACTAAAACTACTTGTATTTACCTCTTATACTTGCAAATCTATCTTTTTGTTCTCACTCTTTTCTCTTGAATACCGCTTTCCATTGTTCCATAGTTCTATTGTCTCTATAATCGATCATTGCATAACAGGAGAATAGAGCTTCTGTATCTTCATAATGAATGTAAAAGTATCATTCGTCCATATAGTTCGGTCAGTAACTGTTTTGACATATTCGTCACTTTTTTCAAAAACCAACGATAATGAATATATGTCATGCACCTTTGCCAATTACTGCATATTTATCTTTAGAGTCTCTTGTTTTTGCTCGGTTTATATTTGTACTACCTGTATATAAACATCTTTTCTTTGTTATATTTATTTGAAATTCTTCTTTATTCTTTTTGTCTAGCATTACATAACCTGCAAGAAGCTCTTGTTCTTTCTGACGTGAGAAATCTAACTGTGCTTGTAGACTCGATCACTCAGTTATAGGGTTGTAACCATCGTGTTTGTGAACATCAACAAACTTTAACCAATATTCTTTAAGAATGTATTGTTTGCCTGAACTAGATAATCGGTTATGTATATTAGTTCAGCCAATTACTCAAGCAGACCCACAAGCCATCTTAGTAATAGGATCAGCTCACTGGTTTTGTATCTCAGGTCAATACAAAAATACCCTTTCAGGTATTGCTATATCCTCTCACATAAGATCAGAATATCTATAATCTGTAGCTCTTGGACTATCTCGTGCAGATGATACTTCGTATTCCATAGTATATGAAGTAATAAAATTATTTATGGTCTCTATCTATTCTATCCATAAGTATCGACAATGTCTCGGTAAGCTTTGATATCGCTTCATTGTTTTTTTCTAACTGCTTAGATATGTTAGTTACATAGTAGTAGAACATAAACGCTACCAGTCAAAAAGATCATCATTGCAATAATACTTCAAAAGTTAATCATTCCATTATTTTTTATGGCAATATAAAATACCTTTTCTTTCGGCATACCAAACAATAATAAGTCATATTTCTACACCTATAAGAGCTGAAAGACTTCGACATCATACGGTAGATAATATTGATAACGCTACTTCCATTTTTTATATATAGTATGTAAAGCAAAGTAAATTCCAATCAGTATCTCATCTCGTCGCATTAGGAAAACAAACTAAAGGTCTGCTTCTTTACAGTCTACTACTGCACAAAAGCCACTTATTATCAAAAAAATAAAACTATTTAGAAAAAAATGCTAATTTAGCATTTATGTCTGCAATTTGATATTCAAAAAACTCCTTTTGTTTCAATAGGTCATCTTTTGTATATACTCAAGCGTAATAAGTCTTTCATTTTATTACCTCCGAAAACTCAATTCTATCTCATACTTTTTCTTTTGATATAAGCGTCATATTGTCAAGAAAAATTAAAGCGTTGGATATGCTATAATAACTATTCCACTACCTCCAGATCATCAAGCTACATAACCTCAAGACCCTCACCCTCATCATCACGTATTAGCTGTACCAGCTGTTCACACAGCAGGATTTCATTTTCAACCTGCTCATCATCATCAGTTGCCTCAAGTTCACGCTGTACCCGAAACATATACACCTCACCCACCTCATCAAGCAAAGTAATATGTTCAAGCTACGTTGTGTCCAGAAACACTTCAAGTTATAGGATTTGCTATTCAAGCTCCTCAATTTCAAGCTGTACTTCAAGAAGCGTTTGCTCATACTGCTGAATATCATCAACCTCCTCCTCAAGGATATTGCGAAGCTCATCACCCACTTCATCAAGCATATCATTGCGATGCAGTTCCCGAACCACCTGTGGATCAGTTAGGTCATCATCATCAACTGCCACCTAACACTCAAACTAGAGGTCATACACATCCGCCTCATCATCAACCTATAGCTGTTTGATCGTTAAAAACACTATTTTGTCCATTAGCTCAAGATCAAGTTCATCATAATCAAACTACTACACTATATGTTCATGGAGATATGGTATAGGATCAGTTAGATATAACCCCACCTGCTCACCCACCTCATCAATTAGAATACCCACCTGCTCATCCTCCTGCAACAACTAAGAGCTGTGCAACAACCGTAGAATTTATAGTAAAATCCCCACTTGCAGTAAAGGTATGTATCGTATATCAAGAAGCTACTGTAATAGTTCCTCAAGTTGCTGAAAAGTATGAGTCTACTTGATCCCCTACATCACTTCTATCCCTTAGTCTATTAACCATATCAAGAATAAAAAGTAAATTACGCCTCTGTTATTTCATTTTGAAATCAATGAATACTAACTACATTTGCTACTGAAGCAAAACAAGCAACAGTCTTAGCGTTCTGTAATATCAATCAAGGTGCTACTAAATACATACCTGTCTTTGATGGTATAGATAGAATGATTTGGTTTTCAACAGCTACTCCACCCCACTCTAAGGTAATGGTTACTGCTGCTGTATGTGCGTTTGAAGCTCGCAACCGTATTTCAGAATATACTCAGTCAGTAGTTCAAGCAACAGCTGTAGTAATATTTGTTCAAGCTGTAGCTGTTGCTACTACCTTTATTCATAATCAGTTTGTACTTCAACCTAATTTGCGTTTTACTGCACTTGAATTAGCCATTATAATAGAAGATATAAAAATTACATAAATACTTGTGCTAATACTGGATTATATGTTCATCATCAACCTCATCAAGCAGGAGTAGTATATGTTCAATCTTCACTAAGATACTTTGTTGCTGTTCCTCAGTTCACTAAGGTAACTCCGTTTACTGATTTGTTCGTCAATGCTTGTGTCGCACTTTCCGTAACAATGTTTACTCACTCAATAGCCACTACTCAAGCACTAACTCTACTTATAGTGGTGTCAGAAGCGTGTCACAACTCTATAGACCCATTTGCGTTGATATTAAATATGTTTGTTCCTCAACTATCTCCATATAACAAAGGTCAAGTACCATCGTTTCTTAATCTAAACGTGGGTATTGTAGAAGAAGCGTTATCTATATATATATACTGCATTGCGTTGCCTGTCGTTAATGCTGTATTTGAGTACATTAAAATACTTTCTCTACCAGCAGCATAGTTTGCGTTCTGGTTGATAATTATATTACGTTGCGTACTTGCGTTGTCTATTCTTAGTCACGTTCAAGCACCTGTTTGGTCTATTCTAATCCCTACACCAGTACCTGTGTTTGTCACTTGTAAACCTGTAGGATTGTTTGTAGTATCATTCTGATTTATAGTTAGTGTTCTATTTACTGTATTAGCTACAGTTATAGTTTGTCATTGGTCAAACGCACTCTGCATTGTTACAGATACGTTTCATATACCACCATTTACACTAGTAACAGCGTCAGTAGCATCTAATTGTGTCCAGTTACTAGCATAAACTGTTACACTTGCATTATCTGTTGTGGCGATAAGTCTATCTCATACGTTGAATACAACTGCATCTACCGTTCCTCATACAGAAACAGTATAGAACCATCAAGTCTGTGCAACTCAAGCTCAAGGAAAAGTTCAAGCAGAAGCATCTCGGTTTCATTTATAAACCATTCCATTAGCCAAAGCTGCAATGTCTGTTTCCATTTGGTCTAGGTCTACCGCTTGTGTAACGGTAATATTTGCAAGTTTTCCTTGTTCTGTAGAGTCCATAAACAGATTGGTAGCACCCTCGATAATATCGTCAGTGTCATCTGTAGCTTTCATAAACGCTCAAGCAGCAGCTACGTTTGTTGCATCTGTTACATCTGCTCCTGCTTCAATTCCTGCTAGTTTTGATTTTTCAGTATCTGAATATTGCTTATATGTAGTTCAGTCTCATACATTATCTTGTGTCAATACAACTACTCCTGTCTGTCAGTTTACAGAGTCTACCGCTCCGCCTCATCAACCTCAAGTTACATCTACCGTATGCACTCCATTCACTACTGTAACATCTACCGCAGATCCTGTAAAGTTTATTGCTGTGGCTTGTCATAGATCACTTCATTCATTTAAGATGAATACTTTACCTCTTCCTCACAATCTTAGGTTGTTTATCATACTATCTATTTTCTCGATAGTTTTCTTAGATGAATAAGCCGTTTTCTCACTAATATTTTCATCATCTATTACTTTCTTTTTTAGTTTCTTATTGATTGCATCTAGGTCACTCTTTTCTAGTTTCATTGATACCTTTCATTCTAGTTCTTCATATTCTCTTTTGCTATCTCTTTCTACTAATCAGATCATTTCCTTAACTTCTGAAAGCAACGGTCAAAAAGCTGTTATGTCAGCTTTCAGTTCTTCTTTCAAGTTTTCCTGTTCTTCTTTCAAGTTTTCCTGTTCTTTCTTGGTACGTTTGACACTCTCGTTTATTATACCTATAAGCATAGTTTCTAGCTTCTCTATCTTTTCTCATACTTTTTTTGACTGTTTATTTAGTCATTCAACGATAACATCAAATTGTTTATATACTGTCTTAATCTCTTTTTCTGAGTCAGTTTTTAATACTGAAACCTTTTTGATTTCATCAATCTCATTTACTACATTATTCAGATCACCAAGAAATCACATTGCTTGGTCGATAAATAATTTCATACCATCGTTGTTCATTTATATATAAGAACTAAATACCATACTTTTTGATAAGCTCTTGCACTTTTGCAACTAGATCACAATCACCACATTCTAAACAAAATTCTTGTGGTCTTACATATTCAACATACAATCCTTTGATGATTTCTTTTGCTTCATCTTCAGGTTTTCATTCTGTAAGTTTTATATGCTCCTCATTTTGTGCTTGGTCTTTGTCGTAGTCTTGATACATTACAAAAAACTTACCATCTCAAAAGTTGTATGTAGGATTAGATCAGTTGATATTAACCATATATGGCATTTCATCAAGCCCAGTACCAACATATCTTCTTACATCGAGATGCAAAAGTTTATCAAAAAACATAACTCTTTTAGTTTCTTCTATACCTGTAACACAATAGTTCTTCATTGTTTTCAAAATAATAAAAAGAAAGGGGAGGAGTTACCCTCCCCTATAGGATTATTCACTTACTTTAATTTCTACATTAACCATTTGTTTAGCGTTGTCTGCGAATGTTTTCACACCGTAGAGTACACCATTCAAAGAGTTCTTACCAAGTTTCTTAGGTTCGTCTTTAAGAACGACACTAGGAGTTCTTTGCATTACACAAACTGGATTACCCTTGATACCAAACAAACAATGTTGTTTTGTCTTAGTAGCAGTCCAAGTGTCAGTACCATCAGTCAAAGTTTCTGAAACAGTCAATGTCCCAACACCTTTGTATTTAACAGTCATTGTATCTCCAGATGGAGAGTCAACAGCTGTTACGTTAGCTGCAAACTTTCTAGCGTTAGCTGTAGAAAGAGCAACCTGTGTAGCAGATGTAGTAGTTGGAGTGTTAATCAATGCAGTAAGATTTACTCTTGTTGCATCTACGTTAGCTCCAATCAATACATTACCAGCAGTTGTTCCAATAGATGATACGAATGTAAATGTAACACCTTCGATAACTACAGTATCATTTGCAGTAGGTTGTGTTGCCAAAGAAAGAACAGCAGAACCAGCAGTATTGTTAGATACATAGAGTTCAAATCCGTTAGCTTTACCAATGTAACCATTTGTAAATACACCATCACCCATAGTTGTATCTCTTCCAATACCATATTGTACGAGAATATCTTCAAATTCAGGAGTGATTACACCATATGCACTATCCAAAGGCACGTTTTGAAAACGTAGTTTCTTTTTAGCTGCACCAAATACTTTCAATACGTTAGTAGTTGCTAAAGCAATACCATTTCCAGAAGTACCACCAATAGTGCCATCATCTACAGTTGAAGTTGCATTGAAAACTTCTCCTAAGATGTCAGCATCTACTTGGTTAGATAGGTAGATACCGTTGTCTTTACCGTAACTAAGAGCTGCATCATACTTGTTCTGAATAGCATCAAAGTCATCAATATAGAAACCAGTTGCGTATTGCTTATTTACTACCAATTGTTCATTTGTATCAGTAATATCATCAATAGTGATGTCAGTACCTCTTACATAAGTCTGCACATTAGTAGAACTTCTGTAAGTTCTGTTGAGAGTATCACCAGATCTCATAGTAGAGTTGAAAGACATATCTGCAATCTTAACTCAAACATTAGTCTTGTAGAATACCTCTTGTTGCTCTCTTGCCCAAATCTCTTCGAATGAAGCGGTTAATGAATTTGACATTGTTGTAAAAAAAGAATATAAAAGGATTATCAAAACATTGATCTCCCCTCTAATCCACTTTTTCTTTTATAGTCAGCCCACTCTTGACTAGACATATCTCAAGGTTTTTTCTCTTGTTTACCAAGATTGCCTCAAACTATGCTTCATCACGACTTTGCTCTTTCGAGCTTGTCAGCACTAGCGAATTTGTGCTTTAACACAATCTCCTCATATGTTCCTCACTCTGCTTTTTGCAAAGTACGGATAGCAGACTCAAACTTTCCAAGATCAGGATTAGTACGGAGTAAACTAGAAAACTCTTGCTCTTGGATTGTCTGCTTAATTTCTAAAGCCTGTTTTTTGGCTTCTTCCATTTCTTCTTTAGTTGCAAACCCAAGAGACTTATTCCAATCATACCACTGTTGTTGTTCTTCAGTGAATTGATTGTCGCCACGGTTTTGGGATTTTTCAAGTTCAGATAGCTTTTGTGATTTCTTTGTGTAGTCACTTTGGAGATCTTTGTACTTCTTTTCCCATTCGTTCGGCTGTGAGTCTGTTGAGTCTGCATCTGCTGTTATTCCATCAGGAGTCAGCATTTCGTCAGTTATTCAATCAGTCATCATAAATAAAAAATAAAATTAGTTCATCATTTCTAAGAAGTTAAGAAATTTTGAACAAAGAGCGATTTCTTTTTGGATTGCTTTGTAATCTGATATATCGCTTGATTGCATCTCTCAAGCGTAGATTACTTTTGCTTCCCATTCTCTCTGCCAATATCTCACAATCTCTTTATACCCTCTAGTGTCCTTTATAGCTTTCACCGCATCAACTTGTTCCTGAAAATAAATTTCAGCATTAGCAATATCACTAAGATATTGCTTTTCCTTCTGATTTTCTTCTAAGAGTGTGATCGGTGAAACCATCAACGGTTGTACTAGATAAATGATGTGTTGGACTTACGCGTTGCCACTGCCAAGTATTATGGTATTTGAATTGGTAACGGTCATTCTATGCTAGGTGTTTGTGGAGGTGTTGCTCACATATCAGTTACAGGTTTGCCTCAAGGCATCACTGGAGCTTGCATCATTTGTGGTTTGATCAGTTTCTTTACATCAACTCACTCAAATGTAGAATATATCCCTTTCCCTAATTCGTCTAGGTCTATATTTACACCTGCTCATTTCAATTGCAATCAGATATTAAATTTAGCAAGTGCGTCTTCTCTCCTTTGTTCTACACTATCGAATGAACTAGATCAACTTTCAACTTTGAATTCATATCTTCTCATTGCATCTCTAAACGCTTCTTTGTTGATTTCCCAAAATCCTTGATCGTCTAGTTTTTTGATTACAATGTTCTCATCTGCTGACTCGTATACTATCTGTAATAGTTTATATGCTAGTCTTTCTAATCATTCCTCAAAGTGTCTTCTTACCTCATCGATAACTGCATTACTTTCATAGAATTTAACCTTTATTCCTGTGGCTGTATTCGTCAACGCTTGGTTTCCTTGTGGTTGTGCTGTATCTACCGTAAATGTCAACGCTTGTATTTGCCTTTCAAAATCATTTTGCTCTTGAAAGTAGTCAGCTGGTATCTGTCTGTGTGGTAATTCTACAAAGTTTGCTATGGCTGTTTGTGCATCTGCACTGGTAGCAATAATACCTCAAGGTGCATTTATAGCGTTGCGTGGGTTTATTCAACTGTTTGGACTCCAGATGTACGTTCTGTTTAACGATTGATTGATATATTGGCTTGCACTATTCTTTTTATGGTTTAATTCCTCCTGCAATCAAATAATAGGTTCTACAAATCCTGTAGCAAAATGAGTTTCTGTGTCCTCAAAACACTTGATATCCTCAAATGGTAGTTGTGTTATCTCTCTTGCATCAATAAGGATAGTCCCACTAATCCAAGTAAACTCATACAACTTTTCTTCCTTTACTTCTTCTCCTATCGTATACAATCAGTAAAATGACTTTACAGTAAGTGCGTCAGATTTAACTCTTTGTGTTGCAGGTATACCGGCTATACTTAGTATAGAACTATTGTATTTTGACTCATCATCGAACTCACAGGCACATACTTCCTCTAACTTATCTATATTCATATATTTGTCTTTTCTCTTAAGGAAATAAGCCAATCTTACGCCCTCTGTCTTATCGATAACTCAAGGCATATCATCTAGTCTAATATATCTAGGATCATAAACTATATTGTCCCAGTTCTTTACTTCAATAGTAGGCATCTCATAAACTATCTTTTCTCTTGTCTTTGGTATGTATCTTTCTTGTATATTTCCGTCTACTTCTTCAGACACTTTTTCATATTCGAGATCCCTAGAGATGTTATACTTGTAACAGGCTTTTGCTCGTCCTATACCATATCTAATCATATTCTTTGCTCGTAGTCTGATCACTTCTTTCAGATCCTGTTTATCGAACGTATACTTCAAATAATCAGAGATAGCTGGTATCACGTTCTTGTCTACCTCCTCCATCTTAGCTACTCTCTCCTCGTCTGTGAGCGCTTCGTCTTCTGCATTAAATGAGTCTGTTCTGGATGATACTATCCAGTTCGGTCACTTAGCCATCAACTTAGGTAGTATCTTATTTTCGGCTTCAAAGCATTTATTTACCTTAAATGCAGTGTGTCGCTTCTCTCTTTTGACATCTTCAAAGCTAGATACAGCAGTGTATATCCTTTTCATTCTAGCTTTGTATGTATCTAGTAGTCAATCCCACTGTTCATACATAGACTCTAAGTCTTGTATGATTTTCCCTTGCTGTTCTATATTTAGTTTTATCCCGTTATACATCGAACATACTATCAGAGGTAAAATTGTATATTGGTCTACCGTAGTTGTCCCATTCCATCTTAAATTCGTTTGCTCTTGTAGTGCTGTTTGGTTGTATCTGGTATAAATCATATAACATTTGTTCAGCATCTATAATATCATCGTGCTTGCCTCTTGGAAACCTTTTTAACTCTAATTCCAACTCGTCCATTCAATACTTGTGGTGTATTAGTCAGTTTCTATACAATGGTATTAGTTTTCTCAACTTAGATAGTTTATCCCCAGTTTGTTTTATTTCTTCAATTGTAGTATATTTTCCACGCTTTGCAAGCTCATTTTTTAGAAATGTGACTATCATTGATTGTGCTTGAAATGCTTCAATACCTACTTTCTCAGGACTCCACTTTTGTATATGATATATTATCTTATCTAGTAAGACATCTGCATTCCATTTTCAAGCTGTGTATTCTAATATATACATCTTATCACCTACAAATCCTCCAGTCATAATACAGCTATTGTCGTTTTCTTTTCCAGTCTTAAATGCTGGATCACAAGTAGTAACCACTCTCAAATTTGTTGGGGTATCTTGTCCTCACGCTCAATGGTATCTAAACCATTCTTCGTGGAACTCTTGTGTTTCTTTATCTACTGGGTTCTGTTGGTACTGACAAGCGAACATAATACTATTCTCTCTCTTGTATTCATTCAATATAGATATAGGAAACCTCTTTTCAAAAAAACTCTCTCATTGTCTTCTATCGTTCTCGTCTTCTTCTGCAATTGCTGGTATAATAAGTTTGTCCCACTTCTCACCTCATTTATCTTCTAAGTCCATCAAATGTCAGCACAAGTCATCATCATGCAACCTCTGCATAATAATAACTATTGCCCCTTCTTGTTTGTTATTCAATCTACTCTTGATAGTGTTATGGTAGTTACTGTTTACACTATTTCTCACTACGTCAGATTGTGCTTCAGATGGTTTGATTGGATCATCGATCATAACACAATTATGTATCAATATATTGTTTGCAAAAAAGTTATTATTTCATTCTACTTGTATATCATAAACATCAAACTCTCATTCTACTAATTCAATTGAGGATATGGTGTCTGTGTCGAATGATGGTGTATAGCGTGATGGTGTCAACAAACAGTTACTAAATTGTTTATATCGTTGTTTCTTGGATTTCTGTCCCTGTGGTGTATTACTAATCAATCTGATGTTCAACATATAATACAAACTCATCAATCTCTTTCTAATACTTGTTTTCTCATTTGATAAAACTCTCTTGGATAGTTGTCTAAAGCTAATCAATGTTTGTAATTTGAGTTTCATTCAGCTTGCATAGTCTTTGAGTGATTTTCGTTCTTGCATTGCATAGAACAAAACTTTGTTTTTGCTGATAACGGATATATCTTCTTTCAACATTCAAGACAATCAATCATCTTGCTTGCTCTCTTTTTGTGTAATGTTTCATTCCTGCATTCATCACTGCAAAATATGCTTGTTCTTCTCCTGTATCATTCACAATTCTGACATCTCAATCTGACCGATAGATTGCGAAAACTCATTGAACAGGTTTTTGAACAAAAGGCTACTTTGCATCAGTTTTGTAAAGATCTTTTCATATCGCTTATTTTCTTCTCAACTTCAGCTTGGCAAAAATCACATTTTAATAGTAACGTTGCTTTCCTCATTTCAAAGTAACATTCACGACACATTTCTCATCTTCCCGATTTCTCCTTTTTGCATCTCTTGCATACTCATCACTTTTTTCACTGTATCGCCGATTTGTATATCTTGCGTCTTTGTGTATCCTTTTCATAAAATGAAAATTCTGTGATCTCAAGTTGTTCTAATTTTATCTCATTTAGATGTTGTGATTTCATACACATTTTTTTTCTCTATCTTTCTAAAAGCTACTATTGGTTTTAATTCAATAGTATTTGTAGAATGATTATAGGAATATGTGCTTAACTTTCAATGCTTTTTAACATCTTTTATTTGTATTTCTCATTTATTAGTAATAATTACTG